GTGATGTCGATGCCGCGCTCGGTCGCGATCGCGAGCGCGTTGAGCTGCCGGGAGAGGTTTCCGTATTCGCGGTCGAGCGCGGCCTGCTGCTGCTTCTGCTGGTCGGAGAGGGTCGGGTTCTTCTTCGCGAACTCGGGCGAGGCCAGGCCCATGCTGCCCGAGAGCGTGTTGAATTCGCCCTGTCGGGTCAGGCCCTGTGCCTTGCGGCGGTTCTCCGCGATCGCACCGGCAATCTTGACCGCTTCCAGCTGCTGCAGCTGCTTGGCCAGGTTGAACGCGGTCGCGATCGCCACGCTCATCGAATCGTTGAGGCCGTCGATGTCGCCGGTGGCACTGCGCGCGGCCCGGCCGAGAACGTCGGCACCGACACCGGCATCGCGCAGGCGCTGCTCAAGCTCGTCGGCGCGCGTCTTCGCCTCGTCGGCCTTGGACTCCAGTTCGGCAGTCGCTTGCGCCGCCTCATTCGCCTCGCTGGCGAGGTATCCGAATGCCACCGTCAGCGCGAGGACCGAGGCGCCGATCGGGCCGCCGAACGCGGCGAGCATGGACCTGCCGGCTGTGGCGCTCGCGAACGAGAGCGCTTCCATCGAGGTCGCGGCGCCGGCAGCGCGGGCCTGCAACGCGAAGAGGGCAGTCTGCACGACGGCGGTGCTGCGCGCGGCAGAGACAGCAGCGGCGACGTACCGGGCGCCGATCACGGCCACGAGGACCGTGAGGGCCTTCACGACGATGTCCAGGTTCTCCGACAGCGCGATGATGGCCGCGCTGATGCGCTGGGTGGCGGACAGCGACTGGTCGGTCTCGCCGATGTACTTGCCGAGCGCGTTGTTGAGGATCGTGAAGCTGTTGCCGATGGTGAGCGCCGTGCTCTCGGCCGTGGCTTTCAGCTGCTCGGATCCCGCAAGGAAGGCGCGGAAGAACTGCTCGCTGCTGATCTCGCCGTCGTTGACCAGCATCTTGAGCTTGCCGATCGATCCTCCGGCCGCATCGATGTTCTTCGCCACCGCCTGCAGGATGGGCAGCGCGCCCTCGTTGACGCTGTTGAATTCCTCGGCGCGCACCGTTCCACTGGCGAGCAGCTGCGAGAGCTGGAGCAATGCGCCTTGGGCCTCGGTGGCGCTCGAGCCCTGCACCTTGAGCGCGGCGGCGACGCCCTCGGTGAACTGGATCAGCTCTGCCTGGCTCGCGCCGAGCTCTCCGGAAACCTGCGCACCGCGCGAGTAGAGCTGGCCGAGCGATTCCAGCTGCACCCCGTAGCGCTGGCCGATCGCGAACAGCTGCTCCTGCGCCTGCCCGAGCTTGGCGCCCTCCAGCCCCGCAACCTTCAGCTGGTTGGTGAAGCGCGTGTAGCCGTCGGCGAGCTGCTGGATCTGCTGGACGGAGAAGGCAGCGGCAAACGTGGCGGCCAGGCCGCGCAGCGAGGAGCCGATCGACGCGGTGTTGCGCGCGATGTCGCGTTCCAGCTTAGCCATCTCGGCGCGCTGCTTGCCCGTCGCGGTCTCGAACGCGCGCGTCCCCCGGCGCAGGTCCGCCTCATAGCGGCCGATCCGAGCTTCGAACTCGACAATGACGTCGTCGGCGGTGGCCATCAGTGGAGCACCTTGATCCCGCGCGCCTCAAGCCGGGCGCGGCGCTCGGCCAGCTTCTCCTGCGTCGGCGGCTCGAGCTCTTCCTCGCCGCCCTGCGCACGGTTCCAGTTGTGGAGAATCCCCTGGTACTCAGCGAGCGTCAGCTCCCGCGCCTCGCTCGGGGGAATGTTCATCATCGCGCAGTTGGCGAGGATCTCGGTTGCGTCGATTCGGTCGCTTGCGGAGAGCCGCTCGCCCCGTCCTCGGGACTTTTTTTTTGAGCGCCCTCGTACCCGACCATGTACGCGCTGATGATTGCCTTCGCGAGCGACCAGCTGTCCGCGAACGGGAGCGCGTCCGGACCGGTGACGTACCGCTCGATGAGGGCATTCACGATTGCCGGCTTGCCGCGCGTGACGACCTCCTGCCCGTCGACCAGACCGCCGGCTCCCGAGAGCAAGCCCTGCCGGATGATTTCGACCACGTCTGCGGTGTGGGCGCCTGCGAGCATAACGCGCTCGTAGATCGCCTGGATGCCGGCATTCGACTTGCGCTCGACCTCGGCGCAGCCGGGCCAGCTCAGCTTGAAATCATAGGACCCGTCGGCCCAGTCGAGCGTGAGGTTGGTCTGCACGGCGCACCCTACGCCGCGTCAGTCCACGTCAGCAGTCCGGTCCCGGTGATGGTGAGCGACAGCTGGGTGAACTCGCCGTCGTTGCCCTGGACCTCGTAGTTGCTGATGAAGCCGGTGCCGCCCCAGTAACCGTCGTCGATCGCGTCGCCGGTCGGCTCATCCATAGCGAAGCGCCAGTTCTGCGAGGAGCCCATGAGGTCGCGGATCGCGTCCATCTGGGTGCGGTTGTAGAGGCCCGAGCCGGAGATGGACCAGTCCTGCGCACCGACCTCGCGGAGGGTCTGTGCGACCGCCTCGGGATCCGAGCAGTCGTAATCCTCGGCTTCGAAGGCGCTGGCATAGGTGACCTGCAGGCCGCGGGTGTTGATGCCGCAGAGCTGCGTGAAGGTTTCGGGGCCGGGATCGACGTTGCCGTCGCCGTAGAGAATGTCGGCGTAGTTACCCTTAACCCGGCCGGTCGTGTAAGCCATCGCGAGAGCCTTCCTGGTGGTCGTTGGCGCTCACTTATGCGGCCAGACCCGGCGCGCTCTACGGACGGTCAGGCCAGCTCCTCGATCGCCTTCAGCGTGAAGAAGACGATTCCGTGCCAGACGTCGGGCTCCTGCGCGTCGGCCATGACCTGCGTCCGGTCGATCAGGCAGTCGGGCAACTCGTCCAGCGTGCTGGCGATCACGTCGACCGTGTCGCCGCACCATGCCTCGGGATCGGGAATCGCTTCGCTCTGGCCGACGAAGATATGCATCGAGCCAGAGACGTCGCCGCCACGCCAGCCAGCATATCGCTCGGGGTCGCTCTCGGAGGCGCCGTAGCGACCGAAGGGGAGGGTGGGCGAATGCGACGTCTTACCCGGATACAGGCTCTCGGCCGGAATGCGGTCAGTCACCGCACTCTCGGCCCTAAGCGCCGCCAGGACCGTCCGGCGGGCGTGTGTCGTCGGGCTCAGGGACATCGTCGTTGTCAGGAGCCAGCAGGCTCGGAAAGCTCATCAGTCCGCCGATCGCCGACATCAGGTTCCAGTTCGTCGGGCCGTGCGTCGTCTCGCTCCGCCGGAGTATCGCCTCCAGCCACGCGGTCAGACGTCTTGCGCTCAGCGGCATGGGACGCGGCCTTAGCAGGCTTGCGGGCCAGTGTCCCCTTGTTCGCGGCAGCGGCCGCCTCGGCTACCTCCTTGCGGACGTTGTAGAGCCCGTTGCCGTCGACGCCGCGATCGGGCCGGAAGTGGCTCATGGCGCGGGAGGGCCAGCGGTGATTGTATTCTCGGGTGAAACGGAACCAGGCCATGGGGCGTCTCCTTCGGACGGGGGATAGCGACCGGCGCCTCTCGCGCTCTACGGACAGGCTAGAGCGTGCCGCCTGCCGAGATCCGCTTCGCAGCCGCCTTGGCGAGCCTGCCCGCAGCCTTGCGCACTTTCTTCGCCGCCGGCCGCGCGAAGGGGCGCTCCTCCATCTTGCTAGTGCCGAACTCCAACGCAGCGGCGTAGGGTGCATCGAATACCGAATTGACCTTGAGGGGACCGACGCGTTCACGGTGACCGGAGTTTCGAAGACCGCCCAGGTCTTCATTCGGCGGCTCGCCTGGCTTCGAGGGAACGTGGTTCTTGCCCGACACCGCGCCGGTGGTGATCAGGCTGGACGCTTCCGCAAGGTGCATGTCGGCCAAGACCTCGACTAGCTTCGAGGCTTCCTTGATGGCCCTGCCGCGCATGGCCTTCAGGCGGCGAAGGTGCCGGTCGGCGCCCTTGATCCCCATCAGACCGGGCGGCCGCGGCAGACGAAGTGGCTGCGCGCCGCGTCGCGGTCGACGTCGTGCACCCGGTACCGGTCCCCGTAGCCGTCGGTGATCTCGTGGTCGCTGGTGATGGTGGAGGCCAGCCCATGCGCGAGCACGATCAGCGCCACGTCGCCCGGCTTGTACCCGTCGAGGCCCTTGACCGCGTCGCCGGTCCGGTCGGTCTGGACATTGCAGCCGAGGTCGCCTCCGCCGGTGTATCCCGTGATATCGCCGTTGGTCGCGTCGTAGATCGGGCTGCCGGTCCCGCGATGCAGCGTGCCGTCGAGGTAGAGCCCGGAGAACGCTGCGCCGAAGACCGCGGCTATACCGCCATTCAGGAGACCCATGGCCAGCGTCCCGTCATCGATGGGGGAAGGGTGCCCGTGCCCGTCACCCGGGGCCCGGCGAAGCATGCCTTGAGCATGGGATAGAGGCGCTGGCCGTAGCTCGTGCTCTTCCACTCGTCGGCGGTCGCCTCAGCGCCGGTCGCACGCTGCAGTTCGAGCGAGCCCGACTTGATGCGCGAGAAACCGCTCATCCCTTGCGCGGCGGTTTCGCTCTCGGCGCCGGTGCCGATGCCTGCCTGGGTGAGATAGTGCGCCGTCGCGAGCATCGTCGCGAGATCCATGCGCGCGGCGAGGCAGGCCTCGATCGGCTCGGTGACCAGCACCGCCTGCGCAGACCAGAGGTTGTACTGGCCCTCGGTCACGGCAGCGAATGCGGGGAACGCCTCGGTGAAGGTGGCCAGGTCGGGTGCGGTGTACGGCATCAATCGTCCTTACAGAAAAGGGGCGGGCAGTCGCGTGACGGCCCGCCCCCTGTGTGCCCCGGTGCGACCCGAGGGCTTACTCGGCGCGCTTCGCCTCGATGGCCGCCTTGATCTCGTCAACGGTGTTCTCGTCGGAGACGTCGGCGACACCTTCGGCCGTTGCGATTTCCAGCAGCTCGGCCTTGGTCTTGCGCGAGAGCGAGACCGGCTCGTCGGGGTTGCTGCCCCCCTTCTCGCCGTCCTCGTCGTGGTCCAGCGGGTCGCCTTCGCCGAAGTAACCGGTCCCGATCGCAGAGCGATACTCGGCCTCGGTGACCTCGACCTCGCGGGTTTCACCCCGCTCGATGAGCACCACGCCGTGCACGCCGTTCACGCCGCGCGGACCGTTGCTCTTGTTGGTGAAGCTGACCTTCGCGGTCTTTTCCTTCTCGGCCATGGTTAGATCCCATCCTTGTAGGTGAGCGCCTTGGGCAGCCGGACCTCGGTGCCGCCGACATTCATGATGCCGCCGACCTCGTAGACCATCGTGCCCTTCTGGAAGGGCGGGAGGAACTCGTGGTCACCGGGCAGGTGGAAGCGGGCCACTTCCTCCGACGCGTCGTAGGCGACCATGCGGTCGGTCGACGAAGCGCCGGCACCGGCCAGCTCGCGGATCGGCACGAAGTTGATGTTCTCGCCGCCGTCCCGGTTGCCCCGGATGTAGGAGAGAATAGTCGAGCCCGTGTCGGACATGCGGGTCTGCTCGATGTAACGCAGCTTCTGCGTCGGCAGGCCCACGGTGGTGGCCATGTGGGTTTCGCCGGTCTGGGTCTCGACCGCGTTCACCGCGGCCCAGATATCCCGGCTGATCTGGTCCGGGGTCTTCGTCGACCAGGTCGTGGTCGAGCCCGTGCCGTCGGCCGCGACGTTGGCCGTGGGAACCGAGGCGTTGTTGATCAGGCCGGTCCAGCCCTTCTCGCTGCTCGATGCGCCCGGCGTCTTGCCGGTCATGGCCACCGAGCGCTTGAAGGCAGCCGCAGCCTTGCGAGCCGCCGCGGCCTTGTCCGAGGAGAGCGAACGACCAAGCTTGGCCGCGCGCTGCATCTCCTGCGTGTCCCACTGGTAGCCGATGCCGGCCAGGTAGAACCCGTGCACGTGTTGGTCCTGCAGCACGTCGGCATAGGGCATGTCGAACGACCCGCCCGCGAGGAACGTCGCGCGGCCGACCTGGTCCATGCTGTAGAACACGGTGCCGACATCCCACATGTCGCCGTCCTCGTTGACGGGCACGATGCCCTCGAGGTCGAAGCTGGGATACTTGCGCAGGTAGACCTGCGTCTCGATGCGGTGCAGCTGCGGGGTGAGGAAAGCGCGGCCGACCTGGGCGTCCACGAGGAACTCGCTCACCTTGTCGGCGAAGGCGAGAGCCTGCTTTCCATCCCATGCCGCCCACTGGTCGAAGATCGCGCGCTGGATGCGCTCGTCGGCGAAGACGAACGCCTCGACGTCGTTGATCATTCCGTCCGCGAAGCGAAGAGTGACTGCGTTCATTGTGGGCGCCCTCCTTAGCGCTTGACGATACGGCAAACGCCGTCGGTCACGGTCTGGTCGGCGATCCAACCGGTTGCGATGTGAGTGGCGTCGGCAGCGGTTGCCCCGATCCCGTCGTCGATATCAGCGCCAGCGCCGATGGTGATGGCAGCGCCGTCGGTGACCGCACCGGTTACCTCGACGAAGATTGCGCCCGACGTCTTGATCGAGACGTTGTCGTACTGCGCGTATTCGTCGGCATCCTGCCCGGCGAGCAGCCCGAGCGTCGATGCCGCGCGGGTGAAGCCGAGGAAGGTTGCCAGCGTGCCGATCGTGCCGGTGCAGCCGTGGTCGCCTGCGCCGCGGTAGGCGGGAAGGCCGAAGCCGAGACCGCCCGCATCTTCGAGCGTGCGCGAGATGCGGTTTTCGGTTTCCCCGTCGGCGTCCATGCCGGCGAAGCCCTGTGCGATCTGGTCGGTGTAGCTCGTCTGAAGCTCAGCCATTGTTCAATCCCTCTTAGCGGGCACGGGCGGCGCGGGCCGCGGCGTGGATGGAAGACGCGTCGGTCACGAGGCGGAGGCCGCCGCTGTCCGACAGGGCCTGGCGAACCGGATCGACCGGCTTCACGTCGGCGGTCATGTGGTCGAACGTCGCCGCGACGTAGTCGTCGGACTTGTCCTTGACCCGCTCGTCGCCGAGCTTGGCGGCAACGGCCATGCGGCGGACGTCGGCCACGGTCTTGCCGGCGGTGTCGCCCAGCTTGTCGCCGCAGACGGCCTTGGCCTTCGAGACCACGTCGGCCTTGGCATCGGCGAGCGCGTCGATCTGGGCCTGGTCGACGACCTTGCCCTTCAGATCGTCGATCTCGGCGTCCTTGGCAGCCATGGCCTTGTCGTGTGCGGCCTGCGCGTCGGTGAGTGCCTTCTGGCCCGCGTCGATCGCGGCGTCCTTCTTGGCGATGACGGCGCGGACCGCCGCTTCGTCGGCCAGCGAAACGGGCAGGCCGTCCACGATGATAGTTCCTGCCATTACTGGCTCCTTCTGGTCGGTGAGGGTTGCCTTGAGCCTTTCCAGCTCGCTGGCGGTGATGGCGTCGCAGACGGCGAACCCGTCCTTGATCGCGCATTCGGAGCCGGCGCGGCCGCGATCGACCAGGGCAACGTGATTGCCCCCGGTGATCTTGCTCTGGCGCGCGTCGCATAGGGTGCCGTCGGCCGCGGTGAATGAGCCGAATTCGAGCTCTGCGCCGTAACCGTTTGAAAGCTCGCGCTTGCCCGCGTCGACCTTGCGGATGACGGACTCGTCGGTGAGCAGGAGATCGAAGGCGAGATACTGGCCCTCGCGCATTGCGCCCATGACGGTCCCGCGGGCGTAATCGCGCCAGTTCGAAGCGTTGACCGAGACGCTCGGGTGGTCGTCGGTGACCGGCTTGCCGATGAACGACTGGGCGGCAACGGTATCGAAGACGGTCTGCTCGTCGCGCAGCACGTTGACGATTGCCTTGTCGCGCAGGCCGTGAGCGTTGTCCGGATCGATTTCGCGGCCAGCGTACTGATAGACACCGGTGCGCGCGGCCTTTGCCCGCACCGCGAGATAGCCATCGCGGGTGCGCTTGGGGGCGTCGAGCGTGAGGGTGTCACGAAACTGCATGGGGCAGCATGTGCCTCATGGAGCGAAATCGCTTCTACGGACGGGTCATGCTGGGTACCGTTCGCCCATGACTGAATCGAACATACAGCCGTTCGCGCCTAGGTCTTTTGTCGATGATCTGGAGCTTTCAGGTCAGGCCGAAAAGCAAAGCGAAAGCATCGGTGAATTCGAAGCCGCTGGAATGCTGTTCCGTGTGAAGGCCCTTAGCCACCGGAACATCAAAGAAGACTGCGAAGGTCAGGAAGCAGACGGGGAATGGCGCGACGCCGATCATGCCCGGGCAATCCATGAGGGTTATGACACTTTGTGCGCCTTCGGAGCGGTCGGTCCTGACGGCAAAGTCTATGCGATCTGGCAAATTTACACACATTCCGGCGAGCCGATGGCTTTCTCGAAGTCCCGCGCAATTCAGACCGACAAGGACTGGCAAGATATGGGTATCGGTTCTGGATTAGCCCAAGTCATTCGCGCGGAGTACAGTGTTGCCTGGAGCGGGTTGTACACGCCCGCAGGCGCAAAACTGAAAGATCGGCTCGATCCTACAGGCGCCTAGGCGATCTCGTTTATAATCCGCACGTACGCCTGCGCCCTGCAGCCGCAGAACGGTGCTTGGCCCGGCGTGTCGCCATCCGGCTGTCCCAGCTTGTAGACCTTGCCGTCCCGCGCTTTGTGGCTCTCGCGGGGGTGCAGCTTGCCCGAGTGCCGCCACTTGTACTCGGTGAGCCCTGCCTCTGCCTGCCGCTCCACGTCCAGCGCCGCCGAGAGCTTGTTGTTCTGGTCCGACGCGATGCGCAGGGCCCGCTGCCGGCCTAGATCGGTCGCCTCGCGGATCTCGCGCGCCACGTCGCGGACGGCCGCCCGCTCCTGGTATCCGCGGAAGACGGCATCGGCGATGCGTGCTCGGGTCTGGTCGGAGATGTTGCGGGTCAGCGCGACGTTGCGATTGATGAAGGCGGCCAGCGTCTCCTCCATGCCGGTAGAGCTGAGCACCGACGAGAGGTCGACGTCGATTCCCGCGCGGACGGCCGATGCCCACTTTGCCCGATGCCAGCGCTCGGTCGACACCGCCCAGCGGCGCAGCGCGGGCGTGATCTCGGTCAGAAGGCGCGTCAGGAATTCGGCATTTGCCTGCTCGATCGACGCCTGCACCTGGTCGGGCGTGTCGAGCGTCAGCGTGTCGCCGATCCGGAGAGGAGCGGGATCATAGCCCGCGAGCAGCTGGTCGACGCGCTCTGCCCACACGCGCCAGGCGGGCGCCATCGCCGCGGCAAGCTCAAGCGCCATCGCTTTCGTCGGGAAGATCGGGCGGAGGGTAGCATCGCGCTTGCGGCCCTTCTGGCGAGCGAGTGCGGCGAGGTCGATCGCCATCAGATCAGCCCGAGGATGTCGCGCCAGACCCAGAGCGAGACGGGCTCACCAGCGAGCGCGAGGCCGTACGAGAACAGCACCTGCGCGATGAGGGAGACAATCCAGAAGGCAGCGCGTCTCACGACTCGCTGACCTTCTCCTTCCAGTTCTCAACGACCTCGGCGAAGAGTTCCGGTCCCAGGACGATCGGACCGGTGTAGGGCTCGATCTGCTCGACATCGACGCCGGCCGCGTTCCAGCTGAGCGTTATGTGCGGGCGATAGTCGTCCCAGTCCCACGAAGCGCCGGCCTCGCGGATCCGGCGGTGGCGCCACTGCAGGTCGTCGTTCTGGAACAGAAGCACGACGGCCGAGCGATCGTCGCCGAAGCGCTCGAGGGCGCGGGGACCACCCGGCTTCACGCGCAACCTTCCCTCCTCATCGCCGCCCCAGTCGGTGCCGACCTCGAACCAGTCGACCGCTGCGCGGCTGAAGGCGATCGTGACGTGCATGTCTTCCGCCGGCAGGGTCGTGGTCAGTCCCTGGCTCTTTGCCCAGCGGATGATCTCGGCCGCGTTGACCACCTTGCGCTGGACGTAGAGTGTCTTGCGCTCGCTATCGGCGAGGAAGCGCACGTCGTTTGCGGCGCGGCGCATCGGGATTGCCGCCTCGGGCGTCTCGGGATTGTCGTTGCCGACCGGGACGATGTCGAGCTCCTCGGGATCCTCGGGCAGACCTTCGCCTGCGGCCTCGGCTTCCTCGATCGCCTTCTTGAGCCCGGGCCAGCGCTGGCTCTCGATGAGCCGGTTCTGCACCGCCTTCGCCAGCGCCGTTTCGGGGACGAGGCCCGAGTTGGCGTACTTGCTGACGGTGTCGGCCTCCTTGTTCTCGACCTCGGCCTGATCCTTCTCGGGCAGCACCTTGAGGGCGGAGAACGTCCACGTGAGCGTCGGCTTCACACCCGCGCTTGGCAGCAGCACGGCATCCAGCTGCATAAGCTGGGGACGCAGGTCGTCCTCCTGCTGCGACCCGATCATCTGGAAGTAGTTCTCATCGTCGGAATCACCGGTGGCGTTCTGGCCGTCCGGCGCCTTGCCGAAGAGCCGCGTCGCGGGGATATCGGCCGCGCCGGCAACGCGCGCATCGTAGGTGATGATCACGTC